GCTGGCTTGATACAACATGGTCGTGATTCTTTTGACGATATTGATGGGATGATAACAGTAGACTCTTTTACTTTGGAAGAAAACCAAATTATGTGGAGTTGTTTAGAACAGCTCTTCAAAGACTCTACAACTGTTGATTTACCAACACTTTATGGCGCTTCCAAAGTTTTAAGTTTAGACGAGCAGTTTTCTAAGAAAGAATTAAAAGACTACTTCAAAAGGCTAAGCGCCACGACTATTGAAAAATCAAATGTAAACCATCAGGCCGCAACTGTTGCCAAATTGGAAGTGGCTAGAGAAGTTTACCGATGCTCTTTAATGGTTCAACAAAATATATTAGAGGTAAAGAGCGACAAGTCTATCTCTGAAATTTTGGCTATTGGAGAAGAGCCTTTTTATGGGCTTGCAGATACTCTTCAAAATCGAGGTGGCAATGAGCCAGTAGATATATTTCAGGACATTGATGAGCATATAGATGACCTAATAGAAAACCCCTGCGAAATGATGGGTGTAAGCACAGGTTTTCCAAGGTATGACAAGATGATAGGAGGAGGTCTTAGACAAGGGAATGTAGACCTTATAGGAGCAAGAACAAAAGTTGGAAAAAGTTTTTTTGCAGACACGGTTGCTTTACATGTAGCTGGAAAACTGAATATCCCAGTTTTGGCGCTAGATACTGAGATGCAACAAAAAGACCATGTGTACAGAATATTGGCTAGCATGAGTGATGTGCAAACTAATGAAATATCAACAGGTCAGTTTTCAAAATCAAAAGCAAAAATAGAAAGAGTTAAACAAGCTGCCGAAACCCTCAAGAAAATGCCCTACAAATACGCTCCTGTGGCAGGTGTTCCAATACAAGAAATTGTATCTATCATCAGGCGCTGGGTTAAAAGGGTTGTTGGCAGAGATGAAAATGGAAATACAAACCCTTGCCTTGTTGTTTATGATTACTTGAAGCTAGGCGGTTCATCAGAAATGAAAGGCAACGAACAGCCACATATAGCTTTGGGTTTTAAAATGCAAGAGCTGGTTAATGTCTCAATAAAGGAAAATGTCTCAGTCCTCTCTTTTGTTCAATTAAATAGAGAAGGGATTACTAGAGAAGGTGAAGACGTTATAGCGGGTTCTGATGATATTGCTCGGTATTGTAGTAGCTTCTGTCTATTCAAGAAAAAATCAGAAGAAGAAGTTGCTGAAGACGGTGGAGAAAGCGGAAACAGAAAACTAAAACCTATCCTGCATAGGCATGGAGGAGGGTTAGAAGAAGACTTTGACTATGTTAATATGAATTTGATTGGCGAGTATGGAAAGCTAGTTGAAGGATTTACAAAGTCTGAATATATGCTTGCCAACAAGAAAGAAAAAGAAGGTTTTGATAACGAAGTCAATGATGACAAAGAAGGCTTCGTAGTTGAAGAAGATATTGACCCGGAGAAACCATTTTGAAAAAGTTGTCTGGGGAAGAACTAAAGTTTCTTTCCGACAAAATTGCTTTGAATATCATTCCTGTACTTGCGCATTTTGGAATAGAAGCTCAGGTATTTGATGATTATGTTACTTGTCCTTGTCCAATTCATGGTGGCGATTGCCCTACCGGATGGACTATGACGACAGACCCAGAAAACAACTACTTAGGTATATGGGTTTGTTGGACTGAGCATTGTGAAGAAGAAATAGACAAGACCACAGGAAAGAAGAAGTATGTTAATAATCCTTTAGGTCTGATAAGAGCTTTGCTAGCTAATAAATATGAAAAAGACAGCGTTTCATTCGGAGAGGCAATATCATTTGCCATGAATCTTGTTGAGACTAATTTTGAAGACTTGTCCAAAGGTTCTTGCAAAATAGACTTTGCGAAGAAAGGTCTTTCAAACGCCGAAAGAAATTTTAAGAGACGAGAGCAAAATAAAAAACTTGGACATCCAAGGAGCAAAGTTAGACAGTCTTTGTTGCGACCATCTAAGTATTTTTTGGACAGAGGATATAGCGAGGAGGTTCTTGACGCTTTTGATGTGGGAACCTCTCGGAATCCAAGAGGTGTTATGAGACAAAGAATCATAGTGCCAGTTTATGACGACGACGGAGAAGTTATGGTTGGGTATCTTGGAAGATGGCCCTCTGAAGAGTATTCTAAATATAATCAACCTAAGTGGAGATTCTCTAAAAAGTTTTATTCTGGTGCTTGGCTTTATGGTTATCATATAGCCAGAGATCATATTGAAAATACAAAGACTGTAGTATTAGTTGAGGGACAAGGAGATGTTTGGAGACTGTGGGAGTCTGGAGTAAAGAACTCTGTTGGAATGTTTGGTTGCAGCATAACTGATACGCAATTAAGAATACTAGAAAACTCCTCTGCTGAAAGAATCGCTCTAATATCTGATAATGACAAAGCAGGACAAAAAGCTAGATTCTCTATCAGAAAAAAGTGCGAAGGTAAACTTCAAGTAATGGATATAATGATTGAGTCAAAAGACATCGGAGAGATGTCAATTGCAGAGATACAACAAAAAGTAAAACCTCAAATTGAAGGATTGTATAATGACTAAAATATTAGGTTTCTCTGGCGCAAAGCAGAGCGGAAAGAGTACATGCTGTAAATTTATACATGGATATCAATTAAGACTAAACGATGTAGTCAAAAAGTTTTTCATGGACGATGAAGGCTCCCTTCTAATAGATGCCACACAGATAGATGAGCATGGCAATGAAGTAGAAGGATTAGGAGTCCTTGACATTGAAAGGCAAGACCCAGAATTTATAGATTATGCCTCTCAGATCATGTGGCCTCATGTAAGGTCTTTTAGTTTTGCAGACCCGTTGAAAATAATAGCTGTTAATCTATTTGGATTAAAAGATGAACAGTGTTATGGGTCAGATGAGGACAAGAATACACCTGTCAATATTAAATGGGAAGATATGCCGGGTGTTGTAAATGCTTCTGGTTTTATGACAGCAAGAGAGTTCTTACAGTATTTTGGAACAGATATTTGTAGACGTATAAAATCTGATGTTTGGACAAGCTCTTGTTTAGACAGAATACTTTCGAGCGGTACTGAATTTGCCATTGTTCCTGATGTCAGATTTCCTAACGAAGTTGAAGCAATACAGAAGGCTGGAGGAAAAGTAATTAGACTTACCAGAAAACCTTTTGAAGATGCTCATCCAAGCGAAACATCTCTAGACGCTAAAGAAGAAATATTCGACCATGTATTAGATAACAGTGAGAAGGATCTTCACGAAACTAACTTAGCTCTCATGGAAGTACTAAAGGGTTGGGGATGGCTAACAACAAAATCATAAGCATACCTTGGGACGACAGAATGGTCACTCGCGCTCAGAAGAAAGCGAAGAGACTTGGAAAAATAAGAAACTCGATATTAAAAGGTGGCGGCAATGCTGCTGGTTACTTAGGAGAAGAAGCTGTAGCGTCTTATATTGGAGCAGAAATAACTAGCTGTAATAAAGGTTCAGATAAGTATGACTATGATATCATAGCTAAAGATGGTCGTAGAGTAGAAATAAAAACAAAAAGAAGAACAGTTTATCCACAGGAACACTTTGATGTGTCGGTCGCTAAGACGAGTGTTCATCAAAGACCTGATTTGTATATTTTTGTAAGTATTGAATTTGCTAAGATGACGATGGAAAACGGAAGACGTGTCTATCGTAACATAAAAAGTATTTGCATCTTGGGGCAGGCAGAGCCTGAAGATTTTTTTGCGAGAGCCAAAATTTGGCGACAAGGCGACATTGATGGTAGAAATGGTTTTAGAACTCATGTAGATATGTATAACCTGCCCATATCGGAAATAGACCCGTTAGATGATAGTTTGTTACCACAGAAGTAGTAGCCTCGGAACTTTAGAATTTTGTCAGCAGAAATATTTTTTGCAGTACAATCTCTCGTTCAAAGACAAAACTAACGCAAAAGCCTTAATGGGTACTATTACCCATAAAGTAATGCAAACTCTTGGAGACAAGAAGGTTGCAATGAATAAAGGTCTTGACATTGTAGAAGATGAAGAAACCGGAAGGAATCTAACTCTAGAAGAATGTGACGATCTTGAGCTTCTAAACAACATAGCTTTTGATTATTACACAAGTGCTTTTCCAGAGGTTAACCTCGGAGAAAAAGAGAAGAGGCAATGCCTTCGTTGGGCAGAGAAAGCAGTAGCATACCAAGATGGATTACTAGACCCTAGAAATCAAAATGTTTTTGCTACCGAGCTATTCTTTGACATAGAAATAAAAAAGCCTTGGGCAAAATACAAGTATGAGTTTGAAGACCAAACGATTGAAGGATACCTGTCAATCAAAGGTACTGTAGACCTAATCCTTAAACAGGGAGAAGACTACTACGAGATACTAGATTACAAAACTGGAAAGCGGTTAGACTGGGCGACTGGAGAAGAGAAGACTTATGAAAAGCTACAGAAGGATACACAGCTACTTCTTTACTACTACGCTCTCAAAAACATGTATCCAGAAAGAGAATTTTCAGTAAGCATATATTACATCAATGCTGGCGGATTATTCTCAATGGTATTTGATGAAAGTGATTATGAAAAAGCTGAATCAATACTAAGGAAGAAGTTCGAGCAGATAAGAGACATCCAACAACCTAGACTTCTTTCTAATGAACACTCACATTGGAAATGCCAGAAGCTTTGCAGATTCAGTAGTGAATACGAAGATTCAGGAAAAAGTATTTGCCAACACATAAGAGATGAAATAAAAGAAAAAGGCGTAGTTAAAGTCGTTGAAGAATATGGCAAAATAGAAAAGATTGCTACTTACGGCGACGGTGGTGGCAGACTAGCAGACACAGACGAAAAGGATAAAAAATGAATCAACAAATAGACGGAAACATCAAAGGTCA